TACACACAACTCAAGGAGAAACTATACCTTAAATCACTTTATTGAAAGAATTAAAATTTACAACGAAGAGAATTTCAATTATGAGATAATCTCAATACAACTAAAGAGGTAACATGGAAGACGATTTCTACGCAACATTAAAATTTAAAAACGGTGAAGAAGTATTTGCGAAAGTCGCTGCCTCAGAGGAGAAAGATAGAACTATGCTTGTAATTCATCATCCAGTTCTTGTTTCAGAAATCAGAACTAAAAATGGTCTTGCAGGATATAAAGTTGAACCATGGTTAAAGACAACCAGAGAAGATATGTTTATTATTAATATGGATAATATTCTTACACTCTCAGAATCAAATGATGTTGAAATGATTATGATGCATCAAAATTTTGTTAGAGATAGTGTAGGAGAAGTACCGATGGGCGGAAACTCAAAATTAAGTAGAGAGATGGGATATCTAGGAAATGTAAGTGACACCAAAGAGATATTGGAGAAACTATTTAAGTTAGATAGTCCAGAGAATAAGTCTAGCTAATTCCCTTAAACCTCCACAAAGGTTATTGTAATAGGTTTTCTAGAACTTGTCAAGTGACGGTATAAATGTTATACTATCTACATAATAAAGATTAAAATTATGCCGGTAGGTCGCGGAATGGCTAAAAGAAAGAGGTCTGAACACTATGTTAATAATAAAGAGTTTCTTGCTGCTTTAATTAAGTATCGAGAGGACATCGAGATTGCCAAAATCCAAGACAAACCGAAACCAGTTATTCCAAGATATATTGGTGATTGTTTTTTAAAGATTGCAAACCACCTATCATTTAAACCAAACTTTGTCAATTATATGTTTAAGGAGGATATGATATCTGATGGAATCGAAAATTGCGTTCAATACATACATAACTTTGATCCTGAGAAATCCAAAAATCCTTTTGCTTACTTTACGCAGATTATACATTATGCGTTTCTCCGCAGAATACAGAGAGAGAAAAGACAACTAGAAATTAAAAATAAAATTATTGAGAGATCTGGATTCAGTGAAGTATTTGATGATAATAATACCATTGACGGATCTAATTTTTCCGATTATAATCAAATTAAAGACGCTATACATTCTAAAACACGTAATTAATGAAAGTAATTTCTGTTGTACATAAAGCAGATATTCTTGTGGACACTTATCTATTTCATGATTCTTTGAAAAAAGAAGTAATTAGATTGTTGTCTGAGGGAGCACCCTGCATACCACAAAATGATAGTAATGTTAAAGCAACTATGCATACAGTATGGGATTGGGAACCAAATAATATTAAACTTAGAAATGTAAAATCATATATCAGAGAGGAAATAGAAAGACATTATAAGCCTGGTGCTTTTTCTGATGGTGGTAGAAAATGGTTAAAGTCTACTAATTTTTGGGCAAACTTATATGAAAAGGGTGACTATGCCCAACCTCATGACCATAAACCAAGTGCTTTTAGTTTTGCTTATTTTCTAAAGTCTGAAGATGATCATGCTGCTTTTGTGTTTACCGATAGTGGATATAAAATAATTCCAAAAGAAGGCACTTTTGTTGCCTTTCCTGCATATTTAAAACATCATGTTGAAGAACATAAAGTAGATGATAAAAGAATAACCCTATCAGGAAATCTTGCGATAAACAAATGAAGATAGCAATCATAACAGACCAACACTTTGGGTGTCGTAAAAATTCAGAACTATTTCATGATTACTTCTTGAAATTTTATAATGACATTTTCTTTCCGACTATAGAAGAGGAAGGTATTAAAACTATTATTGACATGGGAGATACTTTTGATAGCCGTAAAGGTATTGACTTTGCTGCTCTTGCATGGTCAAAAGATAATTACTATGATCGTCTTGCAAAAATGGGATGTGAAGTTCACACCATAGTTGGAAATCATACAGCATATTATAAAAACACGAATGATATCAACGCTGTTGATTTATTGTTAAGGGAATATGATAATGTAAAAGTATATTCAGATCCTACAGAAATCAAAATAGATAACTTAGATGTTCTTCTTGTACCTTGGATATGTAAAGAAAATAAAGATGAGACTTTTGACAAGATTAAAAAGTCACAGAGTAAAGTTTGTATGGGTCATCTAGAGTTAAATGGATTCCGTGTCAATCAACAAATCACTATGGATCATGGTATAGATGGTGATGTTTTTAATAAATTTGAAAGAGTTTTTTCTGGACACTATCATACTAAATCAGATAATGGAAATATATTCTATCTCGGAAACCCATATGAAATATACTGGACAGATATAGAAGATGTAAGAGGATTTAATATTTTTGATACTGAAACATTAGAGCATATTCCAGTAATCAATCCATATAGAATGTTTTACAGAATTTATTATAATGATAATGACCATCAAACATTTGACACTCGACCATATAAAGATAAAATTGTAAAAGTTGTTGTTCGTAAAAAAACTAGCACTAAGAAATTTGAAAAGTTTATTGATAAATTATATGCTTCAAATGTGGCAGAATTAAAGGTTGTAGAGAATTTTGATTTTGCTGGCTGGTTTGATAAAGAAGATTCGACTGCGTTTGAATCTGAAGATACCATGTC